AAAAAATGTTCACAATGGGGTCGTTTCGAAAGTCGAGATTTTTGGTATACCTCTGATGATAAAAGAGAGAACAAGTAAATGTACTTGTTCTCTCACTATAGTTTACTATTTTGATGTTGTAGGTTGATTAATTATAAACACTTTATTTCTTTCATATGCAAACGCTAATATTGGGTTTTTATTTACGTCTATATTAGAACCATTCCAATTTTGAATTGTCTTGTAAGTATTTTTTAAAAGCGTGTTAGGTTTAGAGCTGTATATAATTATTATTGTCCCTGCTGGCATATAAATACTTTCAAGATTTTCAGATAAATTATACGCTATTATTCTGTTTTCTATTCCACCATTATTGTCGTGAAGTGTTCCTGGTTCTTTAGCTATAACAGTTTGATAACTGTTTACTTTTACACCGTTTTCAGTCATCATGCAATCTAACATGTCAATACCGTCTTTAAGATAGGCACCATTAGGCATTATTATTGTTGAGCCATTTGATGAAATTATTTTAAATCTTGTACCTGCATTTGCTTTTATATTTGAAAGTTCTAAATATACTGATTGGTCATAAGTATAAATAAAAAATAAATTAGGTCTTATTTCGTTACTATTATTTGCAATAATTTTGTTACTTCTGTCAGCTTGTATTATTAGTCCTTTTGTTGCATTATCTGAAAAGTTTTTATAAGCGGCATATTGGATAAGATTACCCAGGTCGCTACAGTCTAAAGTACCATTATTTTCTTTTATTAAAATAAGTGGGTTAGTGTCACTACTCTTAAAAGAACATGTTTCTGCTAATTTTAAATATCCATAGTTTTCGATACAGTTATTACATTTCCAAACATACCAAGAGTTGACAACTAACTGTGCTTTATTTAAAATTGATGTTCCACAATATTCAGTTCTTAGAGTATCTATCAAAACATTGTTAGCATTTACATTATCAATAGCTAGGGCATAGTCGCACTTTGAAAAACCCATATTATCCATTTTTGTTGTGTCCCAAGCACCACTACTACCAGTTCTTGTATACCATATACCATATTCAACAGTTTGAATTAAGCAATCCTCAAAATGTATATTAGTAACGTTAGTAATACCAGTTATTGTTGCTCTGTCGTCTATTACAGAAATAATACCTTTAGCATGATTACCACTAATTGTATTGTCGTCACTGCTTTTACCATTTACCCATACATTTTTAAAATAAATGTTAAATCCATTCACTATTTTAAATCCGTACATAGAAGAATGTACTCGATTAATTCTAATGTTATCAAAAGTTACATTATAAGCATTATAACATAATAAAAATGAGCCACTTAATTCAAGATTAATAAATCCATTTTTAACCGTTATATATGTAGTAGCATTATCAGCATTTAGCTCTGAAATTTGAAACATTGGAAAGTCATTTAAACCAGTTAAATTACACCAATTTAAATCTATAATTCTGTTTGACGGAATTTTAACTATACTACCAATATAAGTATTTTTGTTTTTTGGAAATTTAGTATTTCCAGTGTTGAAAGCTTTTTGTATTGCTTCGCTGTCATCTGTAACACCGTCAAATTTTGCACCGAACCATAATGGATTTATCCAAAAATCAGCTAATGTTTCATTTAATATCTCGCTGAATTTACCATTATTAAGCCACTCATTTAAAATGTCATTTATAATGGCTTTTAAATTAGCACTTAGATTTGATAGTTCATTATTAGTTTTATTTTGTTCTGATATTATTTCATTTACTTTATCAGTTACTTTACAAAGAAATTCATAATAACTTAAGCTATCATCATACACTAATGGTAATACCTTTTGACACCAAAATTTCAATGGTCTTAAATCGTTCATTTTACCTCACTTTCTCTTTACCATAAAGTAAAGAAACAATCACTGCAATCCTCAATAATCATCATATCAATATTGAGAAAAGTCTCTCTAAATTTCTTTAATAAACTGCTATAATTTTCCGTTCCTTGTTTGCCTTTTACTGTCTCAATATATTTATCCGTATTATTAATATTTTCTGTACCGTTTCCAGTTTTACTATCATTCCTTGTCAACGTATCTGTACTTTCATTAGTAGTCGTATTATTTTCATTTACCTTAGTAACTGTAGTTAAAGGTACGCTATCATTAATTCCTTGTGTATCCATGCTATTCTGTGGAGTATCACTAAACCTATTCAATGTATCAGTATTACTTGTTCCACTACCACTACTAACATTTTTACTTGTACCACTATTAGTTTCTGTATTATTACTTGTCCTATTACTTGTACCACTACCCTCTCTACTCCTTGTCAAATCAACATCATAAAAAGGATTAAACTCAAGCAACTCACTTTTATACAACTGATTGTAATAAGGCATAATCTCATTGAGCTTAGCATTTAATGCAAGCTTCCACCTGCCTACAGTCTCATGTGCAATCTCCCTCGTATAATAATGCTTTAATATCTTCCTGCACAAAACCTGTCTATAGTTTTCATCAAAGATAGGAAAGTCAAAATTAAAAACCTTATTCCAACACTTATCTAAAATACTATCAACATTGTCTGCACCCTTACTCTCACTCAAGCCTGCACTATTTTCACAAATAAATCGCACCTCTGTTGTATACTTACTCATTATTCTCACCACCTTTACCTACATCAGTCTCATTACTTAAATCTGCTTTATCGGCATCATAAGTATCAAGTACCTGCATGTCATCTCTATATTCAACACTAATGTTTAATCCGAACATTCTGTTAATCTGTTCACATGCCTGCTGTCTCATAAGCAGTCTTGAATATCTACTAGCAATAGTTCCACCTAAGTTTCTTTGTACTTCATCAGTTATCATTCTTTCTTTCTTCACAGTATTAACATTGCTAATACCTAAGTAAGTCAATGCTTCATTCCAGTATTGAGTCTTTAAGTCATACAGTTTATCGGCTACATAAGGGCTTGTTGTATCAAACGTTTTAATACCACTTAAGTCTAAGTTCTTGTCGCCGAAAATAAATGGTTCGTTACCCATATACTGCGCATACAGATTTTTCATTACTAATCTCTGATTTTCAGTACAAGTAATAATCTTAGGTGTTTTTTGCTGTATTACATTTATATCAATAGTCCTCTGTATTTCATACAGTCTTTTACTCATTTCTTGCACATCAAGTATGCTGTTAGTGTGTAACATGTTATTAAAAATAATAACACTGTTGTTAGGGTCAAGTTTCATTTGATAGCCATTTTGTGCAAAGGCTGTCCTTGTAATAGGTATTCTGTAAACATCAAGAGCGCCACCAATCATAACTTGTAAACCTAAATAACCCATGACTTCATCTTTAAAAAATACTGCCATTCCGTCATTGAAAAGTGCTAGTTCTAAGAACCTTGCGTCAATAGTATCGGGTAAGTTCTTCCAGTCAAACATTGATATGCTTAATTCTGTCAGTCTATTAACATACTGTAGATATGTTCGCTGATTTTGTAAGAAAGCTTCAGTCTGTGCTTTTCTTCCTTTTCTCATTGTCTCACCTCTTTTCTAACTAGGACTATTATCTAAGGAATAGTTACCTATTTCACTAGCGTTTTTCCAAAATGTAATTCCATTGTCAAAAATGTTTTTAATAGCTGTTACATCATTGTTGCTACAATTATTTCCTATTAATTCACAATTTTGTGTTTTAGTGTAAGTCCAATGTGGTCTGCTATGAGTGTTAGGTATTTTTACTCTTTTAGTAGCATATCCATATTTATCGAAGTATTCATCAATAATATGTGCATACTGTGGTGTTACCTGCATTTGTTTAAAATAAAAATCTTTGTTACGTGTAGCAACATCAATAGAACCGCTATTGCTACCTCTTGTCTGTGGCGGTTTACTGTAAGCCAACATAGCATCTATACCATTATCAACTAAGCCAGTTGCACCACTTAATGCTAACTCAGGATTAAAGCTACCCATACCTGAAACAACTGTACCAGTATTAAGTAAAGCTGACATAGTTAGTTTACTAGCAGATTGTGCTAACCATGCTTTATAAGCATCAACAGACCATGCTACTTGTGGAAAATCACCCATTACTAATTTTTCAGAATAATTACCCTCATCAGCATTAGTTCCATTATAACCCATAGGAACTAATGCTATTTGTGGATTGCCAACAACACTACCATATAAAGCAAAATCACAAGTATTTTTTATAAACCATTCATACCTATAAATTGCAGAATTATCACAACTATCTACTGCTAAATAGTTAAAAGGGTAAGTTAATAATTTTTTATTTTTTGGTGTATATCCACCAATTGTAGTGTTTTTTGCTACTACGTTTACTTGTACGCTTGGTTGTGTAGTTGTTGTATAAAAATCGCTTGGCATTAAAAAAATATTTACAATGCTATCCTGTTTGTTAGCTTGCGTTGCTGTATCTAAATAGGTTAATAATGCTTGTACTTGTTTGTCATTGTCTACTCTGCCTGCTATATAATCTACACCACTAAATAATCCACCTTGATAACCACCAGTTTTTGTTCCTTCTTCTGCAAAAGTTGTTGCTATTACTGCACTATAACTTGCAAAATGCCCACTTTTACTTATAGCATTACAAACTATCGGACCAGTATCAATATTTTCTGTTACGATATTACTACCTGCATAATCAATACTGCTATGCTCTCTTTCAACAAAACTCTCTTTAAGTGTGCAGTCAAAAAGAAACCATGTTTGCATTACATCAATAGTAAAATATACATTACTAACTTTATCGTTTACATACTCAATATTAGTAATAAAAGCGTAAAACCATTTACTACCATAGTTAGTATTTTGAAACATCATATAATTGCAATCATAAATACTTTCTGCATTAGCACTCATTCTCACAACGCCCTGCTGTCCATTAATCCTCTGAAAACTGGCTTTGTCCATAGTCTTGCTAACTTTACTTTCAAAATAACTTTTTTGCGCACTCCTGCTTGTAAAGTAAATAGTATCTTTATAACTACTATCTATCGGTACACCACTACATAATTTGATAACACTATTAGGTTGTATCTGCATATCTTCACCACCTTTTCAATAGCAGGAAAGCAATTATGCTCTCCTGCTATATTCAATCTACGCAATTGTAATAGTTGCTTCACCGAACTTAGTACTATCGAACGTGCTAGTAGCCTTTACAGTAATACTTTTTGTTGGAACGTCACCATTAATCTTAAGCATACCAGTACTTGAAATACTAGCATTAGCATTCTCTGGAGCAATACTCCAAATAACACTCTGTGGTGCATAGTTAACAGTATTAACAGTAACATTTAGCTGTAACTGACCACCTACACTAACTTTAGCTTCACTAGGTGTAACTGTAACTTTATTGACTGCAGGTTCACCTGCAACAAATAGCGCATTGTTTGAGAACGGAGACACGGAAAATGTTTTCCATACATGATACCAGTAGTTCCAATACAGTCCCTCACCGTTGTACTGTTCTGTAAAGTTCTGATAGTTGTCAAATATCATGAACCAGTCACTATCAACCAATACACATGGTATAGCGTCAAGTGCTTTAAGTTTTTCATTGCTTATCTTTGTATAAGTTGGGTCATCAGCAAAGAGAATATTTAATCTCTCAATGTCTAAATCTCCGAAACTATCTACAAGTACACAATGTCCGTCAAACTCTGCTCTATCCATATTAAAAGCACTGGCAAGTACTTCAACATTCATAGTAGCATCAAACTGTGAATTGACTAATAAATACTGTTCCTGCTTAGGTGTATGGTTCATAACCCCTGCAAGATTATTTTTTGAGTTAAGGAAAGTAAACTTGTTTGATACTCCCTTGATAGTACTAACAATACTATTCATGTTTGCTGTATTAATAGCAGGAATAGTAACTGGGTTCATTAGTCCATTTAAGATATGTTTTGCAAGCATATACTTCATAGTCTGAAACTCGTCATAGTTAGCACCAGTATACATAGCGTCTACAATCTTAGCAATCAAATCTGTAATGCCGTCAATAGACAGAAAAGCCTGTCTCAACTGGTCATTTGAAATTGTAGCTTTGTAGAACTTCTGATAGTTCATAATGTGAAACGCACTGCGTACATCAGGAATTTCACGTTTGAACACATTAGACTCTGCAACTTGTGGGTCATACTGAAACGGCTTTGCAATATTAACGAATACCTCTTCGATAGACTCACCAAACTCAAGCATACCCTTTTTAAACATAGCCCATGGATTGTCATATGATTTGCTTGTTAAAATTACTCTGCCTATTCTGTTTACAAGAGCAGATAAAAATTCATTCTGCAAAGCAGGATAGTCCATAATTACTGCGCCGATTTCTCTAATTGAGTCAGAGTCAGCTTTAGCCTGTGGTACATAATCTTTGTAATTTGTGCTTGCGTTGTTTCTTATCGCATTTAAGATGTCAACGCTTGAATTAGTAAGTGTCTTAATTTTTGGTTTTGTAGCCATAATTCCTAGCCCTCTCTTTCTTTAAATAAATCATCAAAGGAAATGTCCTTACCGTCATCAGTAATATCTTCCCTTTGGTCTCTTAATACTTCATTAGGGTCTGTACCCTCTTTACCTTTAAAAAATCGTGCTTTATATTTTTCTCTCCACTCATTGTCGTTCTGTTCATATTTTGCTTTCCAATCAGTAGTATCACTTGCACGTGTTTCAAGGTCATTGTAAGTGTCAGTAAAATTTTCAATCATAGCAAGTGTGTTATCATCAGCACTGTCGCCTGCTAAACCTTTTACTGCGTTCATAAAATCATCGTGTGAAAGTACTGCCATTTTTCTCACCTCTTTTCTGTTTAAAATAATGGTCTGCACATCATCCAAACTGGCATACGTTTTCGCTTAGTTGGTGTGGGTGGTGTTGGTGGTGTTGGTGGTGTTGGTGGTGTAACTCCAGTTAGGTATTTATACCAGTTGCTTGCATAAGTTAAACGTTTATCAAGTGCTTCTACTCCTGCACGTTCTCTTTCATATAAATATGCCTTGCAGGCTTCTGCAACATCAGTCAGCTGTGAAAATTCTGCACCAGTATATTTGTAACCTAGTGACGGCTTAGGTATCCATTGTCCACCATATCCGTTTATTATTTCATCCCACATTAACTGTGTCTGTATTTCACCAGTTGCCCAGTCAACGCCATAAGCAGTTGCATAATTTGTTAGGTTACTGCTAGGTGTCCATTGTATCAAGCCCCAACCACTCCTTGCACTTGCTGTTTGTTTCATACCCGGATTAATGTTGGACTCTTGTTGAAGATTGCCGAGCATACCTGCCACACTTTCAATGGTAAAACCTTTACTGTTAAAATATCCATAAAACTCTGTAGCGTTGTTTTCCATTTCAGATTGTGTTAAATATGCATTTACTCCAACTTTAACTATCCATGCCATTATCTTATACCTAAACTAAAAAGTTTATTCCATGTGTTTTTACCACACTTACCGTCAACAGTTAGTCCATAATCTGTCTGAAAATTCTCACATGCTCTTACACAACCTGTACCATATTTTGTATCAATGCTACCACTGTAATATCCTAACTTTGTCATAAGTATTTCAAATACTGTTACGTCGTTATTTGCTGAACCTTTTTTCAATAAATTCATATTATAACCTGCACTTCCTTTGTCATCTTTATAGCGTAAATGATAATTCCAACCATAACTAGGTGTGTAATATTTTCTTATGCATATTTCTTTTCCAGTCTGATCGCCTGCTTTACGTCCTTTTGTAGTTCCATTTTCATCAATGCTTGCATGAACTATATGTTCACTATCTGTTGAAACACAAACATGATGTCCTACAGCTAAATGAATATCACCTTTTTGAAAAGGTCTGTTACATGAAGTAAAGCCACAACGTTTTAACTGTTCGTACAAGTTACGTGTTGTACTGTTTACATTTACATTAAAACCTGCTGTAGCAAGTGCGTGTCCAACTAATGAGCTACAATCAAAGTCAGGATTACCACCTCTATTAATCTGTGAGTAGCCATGTGAATTGTCATTTGCTATTGCAATCATATAATCTGTGTATGTGTCAACTTTACTCATTCTTATCACTTCTTTCCACGTTCAGAATATCACATAATTTTTGCAATATTAATGTGTTATCATTTAATGCAGTTGTAAACTTGTCTGTTTCTGCCTTGTGACTATCATTAAGTTTCATACAATACCATGCTAAACATAAGCACATTATTATAGGAAATCCTACTGTTGTGATAGCCTGCATAATAACGTTTATATCCATGCTTTTATATCCTTTCATTTTAATCTATTTTAATTATATCATATTACTTGAATTTTTGCAATATATATGTTATAATAAATTGAGATAAATATAGGCAATTTTAAGAAAAGAGTACAACAATATGAGTGAAAATAAATACTATGACGGCACTAAATTACTTTCAATGAAAGACATAAATGGGTTAAAGCCTGAGATATTTATGTGTACTACTAATAGAAGCGGTGGCAAGACAACATACTTTGGCAGATTATTAATAAATAGATTTTTGAAATATGGTAAAAAATTCTGTTTAATCTATAGGTATAATTACGAACTGGATGACGTAGCTAATAAATTCTTCAAGGATTTACAGATATTGTTCTTTAGAAATTATACTATGGAAAGTGAAAGATGCGCGAGTGGTATCTATTATAGTTTGTTTTTAAATGAACAACATTGTGGTTATGCTATTAGTTTAAATAGTGCAGACCAGTTGAAAAAATATAGTCACCTGCTTAGTGATACTGATAGTATGTTATTTGATGAATTTCAGAGCGAAACTAATCACTACTGTAGTGATGAAATAAGAAAATTTATTAGCGTACATACCAGTATAGCAAGAGGTCATGGAGAGCAAGCGAGGTATCTTCCGGTATATATGTTAAGTAATGCGGTTAGTATTATTAACCCTTATTATACAGAGCTGGGAATATCTGAAAGATTAAACAGTGAAACTAATTTCTTAAAGGGTGACGGATTCGTACTGGAAAGTGGCTTCATAGAAACTGCAAGCAAAGCACAAAAAGAGAGTGGTTTTAATAGAGCATTTAAGAATAACCAGTATGTTGCATATTCGAGTGAGAATGTGTACTTAAATGATAACACTGCTTTTATTGATACACCAGTAGGAAAAGGAAAATATGTTGCAACACTAAGATATATGGGTCATGATTATGCAGTGAAACAATATAGTGAACAGGGTTTCTTATATATTGATGATAAAGCAGATAGTACTTTTAGAAGTAAAATAAGCGTTACTGTTAATGACCATGATATTAACTATGTTATGTTAAAACAGAATGATTTATTTATCAGTCAGTTAAGATATTATTTTGAAAAAGGTTGTTTTAGATTTAAGAATCTTAAATGTAAAGAAGTCTTATTTAAGACTATTAGTTATTAGGTATCTACTATTGTATGTTCACTTGGTACTGCTAGGTAGCACGTTTGGAAGATAACGCTAGTATGTATTGACGTAAATGCTGTGCGCTTGTGTTCTGCAATAGTTATAGATATAGAAAAGGCAAGAGTTTTTACTCCTGCCTTTTTGTTTTTTATTTATCTTCTATTATATCTGGTACAAAGTTTGCAAATATATTATTTTCATTTTTATTTATCATACTTTTTCTCCTTTACTTATAAAAATGATTGTGGATATCTGTTGCAATTAATATGTTTAATGATAATACAATTTCTCTTGTATCTTTTTTCTTTATAAAATCATATGATAATAACTTCGATATGTATAAACCATTTAAACAATATTCTATTTTATACTGCTCTGTGTATGGCACATCATAAAACTCGATTGAACCTCTAAATCTTTTACGTAGTTCCTGCACTACTTTTTCCATTTTATCATTCATATTTTACTCCTTAATCAAAATATATAAACTAACATTATTGCTATAAATACTAATACAGCCATTTCCATCATATTCATCTCCCTCTTGTAAAATAAACACAATCATATTTGTACTTGCAGAAACAGCAAATATGATTACAAGTTTTTTCATACTTTTTTGCTTTATATCTGTAATATAAATTTACTAACAATGTTATCATATTTTTCCCTCCTTTGCATGATGTAATACATCTTTAATATCTCTTGTAACATAAAATATATTGCAACAATAACATCCTGTTATGTTATTACATGCATCACAATTCTTATAAACTAATTTCTGTAGTTTATGTTTCAATATTATAATTAATAATCTGTTTAACATAATACTTCACCTCATTTCATATGTCGTGTCCACTAGTAATACACCACCTTTAATTCTCTTAGGTAATAATTTCCCGGGAACACATAAACCAACTTTAAAATCACTATAGTCTCTTTTTGTTTCTAAGAATTTTAATTCACTCTGTGTATAGTTATCACTCTCCTTTACTTCATATCCCTGCATTGATTTGTTAAATAAATCTTTGCATTTCTGTGGCATACCTGCACATTTAATGTCATTGTATGGTTCATCAACTGGAATTAAATCGTTATGAGTTATGTGTTCTATATATGTTTTCTGCCTTGTAAAAATAGCTGTGTCCCAACTGCTCTCAAGTTTCCAACAACAGAATTTTACTGGGTCTACTGTTATTCCTTTTATCTTATCAGCAGGTAAGTCACAATGTATGCTGTCGGTGTCAGCGTAAATAAATCCTGCTTTGTCTACACCATAATAGTTCTTTTGAGCGGCTGTGATTGTAAAGTTACGCGCATATGATGTTATTGCACTGCCAGTTGCTATATGTCCAACTTTTTTATTATTGGCAGGCACTATGTAAAAACCTATACTTTCATCCTCTTTAACATATGCAACCTTAAAACTACTATTGGAACTACTAGCAAGTTTACCATAAAGATTATTGAGAAACAGTTTTGCTTCCGTGCGTTTTGCACCTTTACTGTTCATTTTAATTTCTGCGTAATGATTGATGTAATTATCAAATATTCCTATGTCAGAATAAAACCAACACCCGTCTAAGATTTCAAAGTCAACGAGTTCATAGTGCTTTAACATTAACTTGTAATCTGTCATAGTTACTGTCATTATTTGTGCAGTATCTTTTATATTACCATTGATATCTTTATAGTATCTATTATAGTTTCCGTTTTTGTCTAATACATCGCTAGTTGTTAATGACTCTGTACCTTTATATAAATGGTTGCCTTTTATCTGAATAAATGGTAACATATTTTCTTTAATATAAAAGCGTGTTTTTATACGTAAAAAGTAATATTTATTTTCTCCTATAGCTTCATTGGGTATTATATTACCACTCCAAAAATATGGTTTTCCTATTGGAAAATAATTCCCACTTTGTGAATGCATCATACTAGGATATAATGAGTTCACATCAGCTGTCACACCATTGTGTCTAACTATATTTTCTTTTCCTTTTACTAAATAACACCAACCCCCTCTATAACTATGTCGTATATATTCATCAGCATTCGATGAACCATAAATATTTTTATCAAGTGTAAATTCATCAAGGGCAGGAAATAAATCGTTGTAGTCATAAGCACCTAATGAGTTTTTGTATTCTGCTACACAACACGAACCTATTGTTAATTTATCGTGTCCATCATTAAATAACTGTTCAAGTGCTTCTTTAACTACTAATACGTCATTTGCTATATATTTCTTTTCTTTATCAGTTATATTGCAACCTGCATATCTGTAGCCAACATATTCCATATCTAATTTTTGGTGCTTTGTTTTAAAAGATTTTCCTATTTGCTTTACTGAAAATGGTAATAACTTTAAGCTATCTCTTAATTCGATAAAATGATTATTAACTTTAATAGTAACCATATACCATTGACCCATCGATGATATAGTATATCTGAATGTGTTATTTTGCATGTATTTTTCTTTTATAAATTCGCCTTGTGTTCCGTCTTTATTAAATGACTCATATGCTTGATTATATTTTAAATCTGTTAATAAATATGATAGCCAAAAATTTCCGTCAAATTTAAGATTGTGATAGTATGCTATTATGTCACAATCTAATGACTTAAAATAATTAAACTGTTCATTTATAGAATGAAAAATCTGAACGTTTTCGGTGTATAATTCTACGCTTGCACTAGCCCACACTTCAGTAGATTTCTGACCCTCATATACTGTAGTCTCAAAATCACACATAAATTTTCTATAGTTTCTCATATATTATCTAAATCAGTAAATCCAAAATATTCGTTAATATCATTAGATTGTATTGCTGATATTCGTGACATATCGTGATTTGATAATAAAGGTATTAAATCTTCTGTTTTTGCCTGCACTACTTCTGAATATACACTCTCATTTATACTATCTATGGCAGATATAATTTCTTCTTCATTTTGTTGTAAATAATACTCGTACTGTTCACTTCCAAAATCTTCTTGCATTTGTTTTATAATTCCTAAAACAGTATAGTAAAAATTTTCGAGATTATAGTCTATAGCTTCACCACCATGTGTGTATGCTTGTTTTTTACTAGGTAAAGCCTGCAATCTTGAAATAATACTATCTGTCACTGTATAAGTTTCTGCGCTTTGTCTTTGTGCTATTTCTGATTGTAAATCTTGCAAAGTATCTTGTGATATTCTTTTTGGAAAAGCTTTTAACCCTTGTGTATTAATACCTTGTTGCTCTGCTTTGTCTAATATAACTTGATATGCTTTTTGATTTTTTGATAGTCGTTTCTTTGCCATACTCATTTTTCTCCTCTCTGAATTAATAAGACCCCTGCTAACTTAATAGCAAGGGTCAGCAGAAAAATAAAATTTATTTTACTGATTTTACATCAAGAACACAATCGATATAAGGTCTGCCTGCCTTTGTTGTACCGCTAACTTTAATAACACTGAATGATTTGCCATGCATAATGTTAGCAATATTATCAAAACTACGCTTGAAAGTAGCTGACTGACAAGAGAATACTTCCTTGTCTGGTGTAATGATTGATAATATATCAACGCTATCTCCGTTTTCTTTTTCGTCTGTAAATGTAAGATATCCTGCTACTGAAATACTTGTGTTGTCCGTTACATCCTTTAATGACTGAATACCTCTATCTAATGTCATTAAATACTGCTCTACCTCTGTAAAATCCTTTGACTGTGAATTAATTGTAATTGCCATGTTTGTTTATCTCCTTTTCTTTTTTATTCTGCGTCTGACTGCTCTGTCTCAATCGCTTTACGTGTAGCAGGGTCAAGTATCTTTGCGCCCTTGATGAAGTCTGCTTCATCCATGCCATAAAGTTCATTAACTTCCTTGAGTGAACGAATTGCAACAAGTGCGCAATCATCTGTGTTGTAAAGCTTTGATGATATTTTTAATGCTTTATCCTTGTCAGCAATCTTGCCAGTAAGTGTAAACTCCTGCTCGAATGTCTCAGCAGTCTGTGGATTTACGCATAAAGCTGTGACTGATGTTGAAATAATTGTACGTGTAACCATTGGTTTTCTCATAGTCTTTTTTCTCCTTTTCTTTGTGCTATGATTTGTAAAGTTAAATGTAATAAAGTTGTAACACCATAAGGTGTAGTAGTCAAGTTGATTTTTTGCAATCTATTTGATGATAGCTTTACTATCTCTTGACTATTATGCAGGAAAGAAAATCATCTGCTATATGACGAATTGCAATTTTACAATCCTCGCGATATATAGTTTCTATAGTAGCTCCTAGTTTATCAGTTTCAACCTCAATCTTTTGTGTATTGGGGTCTGTAATAAGCTGTGCATATAATGTTTCTATCAATGTTAATCACTTCCTTTTTTCTTTGAGGAGTCCGCACTATTGAGTGTCGTATTGCCTAGCAATAGTGCGGTATCATAGTATTAAAGCAAACGTTTTGTAAAAGATGTATTACCTCTTTACATATTATATAGTACAGTATAACTGTAACTATGCTATGTCTAAATTATGAACATTTTATGAACTTTTCCACATTTCAGTTTTTCTATAATTTACGAAAATTTACGAAAATACATACGATTTAATAAGCATTTTGAATAATAACCTTATAATAAATATAGTAAATGTTATTTTATATTTGTCTCTATAAAAACTCATACTATAAAAAATCTCTTTTCAATTATTCTGTGATAAAGCTTAACTATGTTATCAGAGATTTCCTTTGATGATACACCAGTTATCATATCATAATCAAGTGTATCAAGGAAAAACCTCTTTTCTCCAAGTTCACGTGTTTTAACTATAACGTACCACATGTTCTCTATATTCGCATAACCATAAAAAACATTGCCCTTTACCTTTTTAGCAACCTTACTTGCTATCTCTACGACAAAATCCTCGTAAATTTCGTCAATTTCTGTTTGTGTATTTTTTGCAATTTTATAAAACATTTTTACCTCTTTTCTATTCTTCTATATCCACTTGTAACATATTCTCATTTTCTACAACCTTAAAGCTCACCACTTTCATTTTCTTTAATTGCTTATCTGCCATAATTTGTGATTTTCTATATAGTTCGTATATGTCGTACTGTACATCATGCAAGCGAAAATTTCCAGTTGTACAAAATCTCACTAATGTGCCTAGTTTTATGTTTGTCATATTTTTCACCTCTTTTCATTGTTTACTATATTCAGTTGAAAAGCCTATGCGTGGACTTGCACCACGCTGTGCACTTTAAGCTTAGGCTGTGAAAAAATTTTTATGATTTTAAATCTATTATTATGCAACTATATCCTTCGTCCTCTACTGAATAAATAGTATCTATCAAATAATCAAAATATTTATTAGGAATATCTTTAGCCAAACCATGCCATTCTTCAATTCTATATTTTGTACTAAAAACTATTTCTTCAGTACTCAATAGTACTCTATATATGTCTTGCACTGTCAAATTATTTCACCTCTTTTCTATTTTCGTCAAGTTCAACTGCATATTCTAAAAAATCTTTTTCAGTAATACCATATAACTTTGAAGATTTCTCTGCATTTACAAGTTTTAAGAATTTTGCACTATTGCTATAATCTATTGCAAACTGTTTTTCAATATCCTTATCGCTTAAATCTCCGATATAAGACTCATTTAAGGTTATAATTTCGTTTGTGTCAAGATTAAAAGCCATAATCTCTGCATTAGTTGTTACGATTGTTCTTGTTATCATTTTTTCTTTTCTCATAGTTTTTTGACTCCGTTTCTTTTTTTGTGCTTGTTTATTTTGTTACTTGCTGATATTGCTATCAGTGATACAAGAGAGTCGGAGTTGCACCGACTCGACAGCTTTTAAACTGTCCAAAACTCTTGCCTTGTTTTTGTAATATATAAGTGACCAATTAATTCGCCTAACTTATTATATACCTCAACCCCCAATGTAAATATATTAAAATTATATGATAACACCGTCAAATGTCCAAATTTATAATCAGTCGGATTATCTAAAATAAGTTCATCAAGCCATTCAAGCCAGTGATTATAGATGACTCTTTTTATTTTGCTAGGATAAGCGTAACAGTCTTCCAAAGTTCTATAGTCTAAATGCTCCTGCTCGTACTTTAACTTTTTTACCTCAAAAGTTTCACTATTCAATTTAATATACTGCTTCATACTATACACCTTTAGTACTCTCTTTAAGTACCCCTTTCCTTTATCTTTAAGTACATTATAACGGTCATTTGTGAATAGCGTATGTACAAAATGTAAACAAATTGTGAACATTTTTTATAGTACTATGGTACTAAGTTAG